AGATGCTGCAACAACAGTTCCTGCATCATCTTCTGAAACTACATTATGGATTCTGCTCATTACTGCATCTGCACTATCAGATTTCAAATCAATAGTATCTCCAGTTGCAGCAGTAGCAGGTGTTTGGATAGTTAAAATCATAATTTCTCCACACACACCTTTATTAACAGTGCTTGTTCCTAATAATTCAGTCATTTTTCATTTCCTCCTTATGCGATTCCATACATTTGAGAGCATGAAGCTTCGAATGTATTAACTACTGTCAAGTATTCCTTCAATAGGTATACATATCCATCTTGGTCAGTGTATTTTTCTTCATAAGTTAAGTCTTGTAAAACTGCCATGAAGATGTATCTCATATCTAATAGTAAGATTCTCTTGGAACTTGCTCCAGTTGGCATAAATTTATCACGGATAAACATTACACCATCAAAGTCAAAAGCATCTGGAATACCAAATCCTAAAACTCCTTGAGATGGATTAGTTACTTGCCTTTGTAAGTCAAGTAAAAGTCCTTTAATATAGTTATGAGTTGTTGCATCAGTAATTGCTACTGTTACCATACCATTTGCATTGTAAGTAGTTGCGAACTCTGCTCTGATTCCAGGAAGAGTTGGGTAACCACCAGACAAGTTAGTAGTATTAGTAGTGATTTGCTTAATCATACCATTTGGTTCAAATATGTTAGTTGAAGTATCTCCATTAATTAATGCATCTTCTTCAGCTTCATATATACTATCAGTTTTAACACCTAAGTCAAGTTGAGTTGGGTCAATAAATCCTCTCATACCTGCAATTGCTGGTCCTGAGATTAAACCTTTAGCATATAAGTATTTAATTGGTAAACTTACTCTGTCGTATGAATCTTCAACAACTGCAAGGGATTGATTTTCTCCTGCCCAGAAAGCTCCACCTTTTGAAGTTAGAGGAATGTAATCGTAAGTTAAACCTTTTACAGCTCTTCTTGCTACCATATTTCTCAAAGGAGTTTCTCTAATTGTTCTATTCACTACATTTGGATCTGGGTAAACTGGCACTAGTGCTGTTCCCGCAGTTCCTGCTCCACCTGTTTGACTATCAATAGAAGCTTTCGCTATATCTAGTCTTTTATCAACTTTAGTAATCGGATTAAAATATTCTTTTGACATTCCACCAAAGTTGTCTTTGCTGATTTCTCCAGCGTTGAATCGTGAGTTACACTTATCAATACTAAAGCCATCTTCAAATGATTTATACATTGCTTTCATTTTTAATTACCTATTCTCACGAAAGGAAGTTTACCTTCAGAATATGCTTTTGCTGCAACTTCTTCGTTGTTTACTTCTTCGCCATTGTTACCTTCATCAGCAAATTTTTGCTTTTCGATGGATAACTTTTTCTCTGTTTCCAAAGCTTTTTCTGCATCAGCCAATTTCTTGTCTGTTGCTTTTTTAGCTTCTTCATCTTCTTTTTCTTTTTTCTTTTTCTCGTCTTCCTTATCACTAGCAGCTTTTTCAGAGTCTGCAAGTTTTTTAGAAAGTTCAGAAATTTCAACGTCTTTTAATTCAAGTTTCTTTTCAAAGTCTAACTGTTTTTCAACAACAGATTTCTCAATAGCTGAATCGACATCTTTTTGTGTAAATTCTTTTTCCACTTTGTTTTCCTCGTTTGTTTTATAACTTTTAGCAACAGCCATAGCTCGTCCATGCTTATTGCTTGGAATAGCTACAAAACTTGCTTCTAGTAATTCTAATTGTGTAAATGTTCTTACTGACTTTCCACTTACTTTCTGGTCTTCATATTCTTTAACGATAGCACCGATAGAAATTCCTATCTCAGCACCTTCATCAAGCATACCTTTAATTGCTGCTGCATTAGGATTAGATAAGAAAAATTTTGGTTCTGCAACTAATGCTGTATGTCCATCTATCTCTACAATTCTTTTATTTTCCCAGCAGCATACTTGATTTAGAACTTTATTTTCATGGTCAATAAGACCAGCAGTATAACCAGATAAAATATCAGAATTTTGAAAAGCAGATTTTCCAACTCTTTCTCCGTCTCTGTCCATAGAAGTATCTGAAAGAACTGCTAAGTAATTTCCTTTTGTTTCTTTTATGATTGGAGCGAACAATTCAGTTTTGAAAGGTTCGTGTGTTGCTTTTTCTATGTTCATGTTTTTATAATTAATAAATATATATTTAAATACTACTTGGAAATTGTCTCAAAATGCATGGTAGACCTGCAATTTGGATGGGCTCCAGGAGTCATAAATGCTTTATGAGTTTCTGGGTCTATGAATGGGTCGTCAAGTAATTGTCTTTGTCCTTTAAGTCTTTGACAAATTGGAGAAGACCTGCCTTCTTCATAAGGTGCTGTGTCCCAAACTTTAACACCTGCAAGCTTAGTCTCTTTGTAACCAATTAGTTTTCCCTCATTAATAATACGATTAGTTTCAGTTCTTGCAATCATGTTTGCTCTCCAGTCTGAGAATCCATTAAACTCTTCATTTATTTTTGCTTTTATATCTTTTAATGATGTATTTTCACTAATTCCTTTTTGAACAGCTTGGATAACTTTTATTTGAACTTCCTTTGTAACTCCTTTAATTCCTGGCCATTTCTTTCCATTAATAGTATAACCATCAATTTGTTGAGAAGCCAAAACATTCATTTTGTTTTCATAAGAATCTGTAAAACCTATGTCAATATTGGTTTCAGTTTCGGCAGATGTCATTCCTTTAACAAGGTCTATCTTAATGTATCTTCTAACTTGTTTTCCAAAAGCTAAAGTGTTTACTCCATTAAATAAATCTTGCAAGAAAGTTCCGATGTTCTTCTTAACATAAGCTTTGTCCACTTGATCAACAGCTCTTAATATTTTTGTTTGCAAAGTATCAAAGAACTTTAATAAAAAATCAGAGTAATCTTTTGCTTCAATAACAATATCATGCCCAGCATCAATTTCAAAACCTTTTTTATATTCTTCTTGTTCAAGCTCTAAAATGGGTTCTTCTTCGTCTGGTTCAAGTTGCATAGTTCCTGAGCAGTAATTTGTTACAAAATCATTATAAACCTCAATTGGATTCAATTCATTTAACTCAGCAAATGTATTGATTTTTTCAAAATCCATTCTCGTTGTGTACATTATCTCTTCCTGGCTTCTAATGATGAATTTAAATCCTGATGGATTCACCATGCAATGTATCGTTGGATAATAACCTCTTTTATGTTCAAGATTTAACTTGTCTTGAAATATTCCAAATTCTAATTCTAACATTTTCTCCATGATAACCATCCTCCAATTCTAACTCCCCAGAACATAAAAAATGTCCTAACAGGAGAAGCTCCACACCTTACTGCAAGACTGAACATAATTAAATCAGCATTAGCTCTTGTGACACCTATAAATTTTTTATTTTTATTAATGTATCCATGAAATTCATATAAAAAATCATGAACAACAAATGCAAGATTATCTTTTCCCCAGACTCTCACTAACCAATGCAAGCATCTTGGAACACTTGCACCATCATATCTAAAACTTTTAGGAATAAACATAAGTTTTTTGTTTGGCAATGTTATAAGTAGGCTTCTAACTAATCTAAAAGGTTTTTTTCTCTCAGGAAGTATTTCAACTACTATTTTATTCATTTTAATTTCTCCATAAAAAATTAACTAACCACATAATTGCGCCACCAAGTCCTGCAGATACGAAAGCGACAAAGCCTATTATTGTTTTTGCTTGGACTCTAAACATAGTGTTTTCTTTAACTTCATTGCGAACTTCTAATACTACTAACTGTGTTCTGATGTCTGCATCAGACGATTCTTTTCTGAAATCTTTTATCTCTTGAAGAATTTGTCCGATTTCTCTTTCTTTATTGCATATGTGTGTTGCCATCTTTTTCTTTCCGTTTTAACATCAACACAATGTCTTCTTGAACATCTCTAGTTGGTGTAAAACTCTCACTATTAATTACTAATGTAGGAGAGTAAATTTCACAATTCAAATCATATCTGATTAAATCACAACCTTTACAAATTCCTTTGTTTCTATATTCACAGTCGTAGTTTTTAGGGTAAATCATTTACTAACTACTTCTTTAATTACTTCATAAATATTTTTTAATTGCCTCTGGTTTATTATTTATAGCATCTTCATCCAATTCTAAAACATTATCATACCAAAGCATAATATCTGCTTTTTCTTCTTCAGTTTCTGTATCTATACCATATAATAAATTACACTTATAGATATCGAATGCTAACAATAGTTTATCTCTAACTTTTCTTAATGATTGTTTTTTTCTATCAATAGCTTGTTCTTCCAAACTTGGTATTGGTTCAAATATTTTTGGCTCTATTACTTCTTTCATTTTATTCATCTCCCAACGAAACTTTTAAAGTTGTTGTAAATTGTCTAGCAAATGAATCATAACATTTTTCATAAGTACATTGTCTAGGATTTGCCCACGATACTAATCCTGCACTTTCTATTTCTAACTGGTCATAAATTGTTATATTTCCATCAACTGATAGTCCTTGATAACTAAAACCAGAAGTACCTTTACTTGAACCATACCTATCGCCTAAATAACTTATTTGTGTTATATCCCAATCGCCTACTGGAAGTGTTTGAACTGGTAAAGTTCCTACATTATAAAGCAGTATTTCAGTTCCAGTATCTCTATCTTTTGCAAACCATCTTACTAGTTTGCTTGTTGTTGTCCCAGACCAATTAAAAACTCCAGAATTTACTTTTATTCTATATTTAAATTGAACATAATTATTCATTCCAGGTAATTCATTATCTAACTCTGTATCAGTTGTTCCCATAAACCAAGTATATGTATTTGTTCCAGTAGGCAGTGAACCTATATCTGAATAATCTAAAGTAACACTACCATCAACAAAATAATTATATGAACCACTAAGTTTAAAATAATTTTGTGTGGTATCAGTTAATAATCCAGTTTTATATGCAAATAATCCACCACCTGGAACATTCATTCCACCATCAAACATATAATTATGTTTGTTATCATAATCCCAAATTCCTTTAACAATCCCACTCCATTTACAAGGTGAACCATAAGAGTTTATTCCTAAACGAACAGATGTCCAAGTTTCATTCTTAATTAATTCTAATGCAGATTTTAATTCAACAGAATCAAATACAAAAATATCTCCATCACTATTAGTCATCCTAATTTCTCCTGTTTCATAATTTACAGCTATAAATTGTACTAAATCTGTTTTTGCTGTTCCAAAATATGTTTCACTTGTAGCAGTATAATAATATATATCAGTTCCACCACTTTCCTCAATTAGAATTATAAATGTATAACCACTATTATAAATTTTGAAGTTATAATTATCTCCTTCTAAGAAAAAGAAATCGGAATGAACTGCATGAATTCTTGCATTCCAATTTTTTATACTAGTAAACGAACCACTAAAAGGCATACGAGTATTTTCTGTAGTAAATTCTGAACCACTATAAATATAAAATCTATTATATCCAAATGGTTGAAAGTCTGCTAACTCATTCACATTAATCGCAGAACCATCTATGCTGGAAGCTAAGTTTAAAACATCACCGTCTATAATGGGCGTAACTACTCCATCTGTTCTAGTGAATATTGAATCTGAAGAAATAGCAATATCATCCACATACTTTTTAGTAGCAGGTTCGTAATTAGAATCTGGTGTAAAAGTTGTCGTATTATCTAATTCTATTACATTAGATTTTAGTGCGTAAGATGATAAATCCTCTACACTTACTTTATCTAAATTACCAGTAAAAGGATTAAAAGAATAAGCCATTAAGACCTCACAACTCCAACTAACTTATCATCTCCATTATAAGAAAGAGTTAAGATTGCCAAAGTAGAAGAATCTTTTTTATAAGTAACAGTTTCAATCTCTCCAATACCATCTCCTGAAGTAACATAAGTTAGCATTATTTCGTCATAACCTTCTGGAACTAATCCACCAAAGTTCATAACTGGAAGAGGATTATCATTAGTTATTTCAGAGCCATCAGAAAGTACAGAAGTTACTCGATGAGCTTTTGCTGGCCATTGAATAGTGTCTTGCTTAACACCATTAAGTTCATTCAGATGTGGTTGTCGATTTGTGACCATTTAGAAACCTCTCAAAGCTTTTCTTAAACTTCTCTTCCTTTTTAGGAGGAGCATTAGGATTAGGATTACCAAAGTTGTTCATAGTTATATCAGCAGGGTCAAAAGGTCTTCTTAGAGGTTCGTCTCCCCACTCTACACTTTCTTTTCCTTGCAGCTTTCTATATTCATTAACAGTAATTATTCCAAGTTCCAGTTCTTTTACTTGTTGTTCAAATTCTGTCTTTTTCCTTTCTTGGTCTTTCGGACAATATTCAAACTTTACTTTAGGATTTGCATCTTGTAATATTTCAGGAATAAGTCTGTTGTTTATAGAAGTTTCAAGCATTTTATAATATGGAGTCAAAGCATTTCTAACAGTAACTCTTTCCTGGCTATCACCAGTTGCTCTATTAGAGTTCTCAGTAAATCCAGCTTCTTCAGGACTTACTCCAAATGCACCGAATACAATCTTAAAGTACCATTGCTGTCCATTCAACCATTCAAGGTCTCGATTTGAATCATTTAATTTATGCAAGTTTTCAATTGCCCAGTTAATGAAACCAACTTGATGTGGTTTTCCTTGATAGTTCTCGTTCCAAACTCTTTTTAATTTTTTAAGTTTTTCAGTTGGTAGTTTAGGAAGAGAAACCATAATATCTGGCACTGCATTATTAGTATAAAGGTCTTTGTTGTATCTTGTTCCTTGAATAAGAAGTTCTACAACTTGTTGAATAGATTGCACAGGAGAGAAACCATAAATTGAATATGGTCTTTTATTCATTATCATATAATGAATTTCATCCTTTTCAAATCTAGTAGGATTTTGTCTTGGATGTTTGAAAGAATATTGCCAGTAGTTTAAAAGATTTTTATAAAGGTCAATTTGTTTAAGCATGGTTGAACCATCAACAGATTTAACTTGAGTAATGGTTCTTTGTCCTAATGGTTTCAATATAAGACCAGTTTCTGTAGATTGGATTCTTCCCCAACCATCATAGATAGGAATTTCACCAACAACATAAGAATCAGAAGAATAAACAAAGTTCCAGACACCAGCATCAATTTCGCCAACGTCTGATATTACTTCAGAGCAAACATCATCAATAGACTGATTGTCTTCATTAAGATTATGCATAAAGTCTTTGATTATTTTAGTTTCTTCAACATAATCAGTTTCATCTTCAGGGTCTACATTAATTATTTTCCATTCAGTAGTATAAATTTGCTTTTTGAAAGTAGTAAGAACCATTTGCACCCAAGGACTTTGTGCTAAGTTTCTTATCTTCCTAGTATCAACTTGTCTTGGCTGTCCAAGTCTAGCTGAAAAGAACCAATTTGGAAACACAGCTTGTTTATCAGAGGAGTCAGCATGGCTTCCCCAAGGCAAAGAAGTGATTGAAGTTTCATCGGAAGTTTGCAAAGTATTAATCCCTTTTCCAAAGGTTAGACTCTTCACATTATGTAAAATTCTTTTAATCCCAGACATCTTATTATTTTAACTCTCGTTTAATATATTTAAATACTACTTGGAAAACAAAAAAAATTAATCCAAAAATGGATTAGAAAAGATAGGTTTCATAAATAAATGTTCCCTTATTATATCACCAGAGACTTTCTTTGCAATCTTCTCATCAGTTGCTAATAACCTTTGATAATTGACATAATTCATATTTGCCTTTTGCCCTTCAGTATAAGCACTTGGGTCTTTTGCAATTGTTTTCTCTGTATCAATCTCAGCTTGTTTCTTGCACTTAGAAGAGCATTTAGCAATTTGAGAGACAAGATGTTCCATCATTATTTCCCTACACTTTGGTTCAAACTCTTCAAGTCTCTTTAGATGTTCATGTCCTTCCTTGATATCTCTTTTAAGCTTAGCAATGTTAGATTCCAGTTTAACTAAACTTTCTTCCATTTGTCCAATATTGTTATACGATTGTTCTAAAGATTCAATTACTTCTTTCGGAGTAAACTTTTGAGGAGTAACTTCAACAATTTGTTTAAGTTGTTCTCCATCCCATTCAAACTTTATCTTATCTGCCATCTTAAATTGCACCCATCATTAATATTAATAATAAAGTCAACAGCCAAAATATGTTTCCAATAACTCCCAAAATTCCTATAACAAGACCAGCAGTTGCTAACCCAGTTTTATATCTTTTTTGTTGTATTACACAAAATACTATTGCAGAAATACTAAACAATATTGCAATATATGGAGCAACAAATCCAAAGAATCCTATCAAGGATGTAACCAGACTAGCAATTCCAAAACCAACAGATTTATTTTCTTTTTTCATCTTTTTTCTCCTCAACTTCTTTAATTGGATTTTGTAGCACATTAACAATCTTGTTAAAGGCATTAACTTCATTTCCTTGTAGTTGAACTCTTCCTAAGAAATTACTCAGGATATCAATTGTTTGTTTATCTAATTCATATTTCATTTTAATTTACCAACTCAAATTGCACTACTTCTCTTAATATTGTCTTACCAGTTTTAATCTTTTCAGTAACTTCGTAAGCAACTCTATATTCTGCAGAAGTAATCCTATTAATCTTATCACCATTCTCTTTGGTAATAACAGTAGTTTGTTCGTGCATCTTTTTGTTATTTTCTTTATCAACTTCAAATACAGAGAAAGTAATTTCAGCTTCATCTGCATTCATTTTTCTTCCAGTAAGTTTAGTGATATGCATCCTAGGAGGAGTAGTTTTCCAATGTCCTCTTATCTTCAAGTGTCTTGCTGCACCCATTTTCCTAAGAGATTCAAGTCTTTCTCTAAGTCTTGATTCAACTGGCATCATCACTTCTAATGTTGCAAGATCTTCAATCTTAGCTAAAGCATCATCTATCATTTTCTTGAATGACACTACTTTTGTTCCTTCACTCTTAAGAGCTTCTGGGATGTTCTCTGTTGTCTGTCTATTATCAGACTTTACGCTTTCTATTTTATTTTCCATTTTTAATCTCTGGTTTGATTCTATAAGCTTTTCCAAACTTAGAAGAGAACTTGCTCTTCCAAGTCATTTCATATTCAACTTCTTCTCTTTTCGCTAATGCTCTAAGATTGTGGCAAACACTACTTTTAGTAGTTCCAAGTATTATCATTAAATCTTCTTTTGTTAAATAATCAGGATAATGTTTTTCTAATTCAAATGCAACACTTTCTTGACTCATTTGGTAATTATTTCCTCTT